TATTCGAAATACCAGGATTTCAATATATTATTAAATCATTTTTAGTTTCATTTAACACAGTAGTTTCATCAGCAAAGAATTTAGGATATTTATTTAGAAAATTCATTAGTTTATTACCAGATTTTATTACTTCTTTAATTATACCATTCGATAGCAAAATGTATATACACAAGTGTATGCAAGATGCAGAAAACCCCATTCACATAGCTTACGCACACGCCCTAGCGTTTCAAACAACATTAGGTAGGGAAGTCGGCGTAAATCAGTTAGCAGAGAAGAGAGCAGTAGCAAAAGAGAAGATTAGATTAGCATATGTATTTATTCGAGAGGAGAAGATTACAATGGATGCAAATTGGATTGGACTTATGAGATATATAGGACAAATGGTGAATTCGGACGTACCGGCAACGGGAAGGACGAAGGAACCATTTACTATTAGATTATCAGGACGATCAGGCTGTGGAAAATCTACAGTTTGGCCAATTTTATTAAGCGCTTTGTATCCCGATTTAAAACCAATCGAGATTAAATCAAAGTTCTATGTAAGAAACCCACGTAGCGATTACTGGGATGGCATTCAAGAAGGAGTAGAAGGAATACTTTATGACGATTTTAATCAGGATAGAGAAGAGAAAGATTTAGCCGAGATTATAGCATTAGTTTCACAAGCAGAGTTTTTACCACCAATAGCAACTTTAGATTCTAATAGAGCGAATAAAGGATTAACAATAGATCCTAAATTTGTTGTATTACTATCAAACGCAGTTGATATTAATGCTAGAACATTAGCCGATAACGAAGCAATTAACAGGAGACGACACATTCATCTTTTTATGGAGAATACGGAATTAAATCCAGAACAAATGAGATTTAAGATTTTGTATTCTACAGGAGGACGATTTGCTAAATTAGAGGATTTAACTTTAAAACAAGCAATAGCAGCAATAGGACTAACATACAGATCTTATACAGAAAAATTCACGACAATAAATGAAGATTTTCTTAAAGTTAAATACACAGTAGGAAAGGAAGATGAATTGGAGTTGATTAAGGACGTTAGATTAGAGAGGAATTACTATGCACGATTTGCACAGGAGATACCAAGAATGCAAGAAGAGGCAGTTAAGGAACAAATTCAGAAGGAAAAGGAGATATTGAAGAAGGACATCAAATTAGGAGTTGAATTGCAGACGAAAACACAAGTAGCAAATTTAGCTGTTTTTGATGTTATACAACCACATTCAGGAGGAGTAGGACATATTTCTAGTATGATTTTATTAGCAGCTTCAGGATCTTTAACAGATACAGCCTTATGGACACCATTAGGCCAACGTATTTGGAATTGGAATCCATGTAATAGCAGTTTATTAAAGTTGCTTAAGAACACAGCTTTAGTAGCAGCTTCATTTGGATTATTCTATTTGGCAGTTAAAGTATTGTTACAGATGATGAGAAAGACAGCACATTCAGGAGAGACGAACACCACCAAAGTAAAATCAGTTAAGGTTACACCACACGCAGGAGAGCAAGTTTACGAAGCTTGCATTAAAAACATTGTTAAAATGCAATTACCCGACGGAATGGTTAACAATGGTATTTTTGTAAAAGGAAATATTGTTTTAACCAATCTTCATTTCTTTTATGCACAAGAAGGAAAAGAAGAATTGATTGAGGATGGCACATTGATAAATATTTATGAACCAGGACGAGAAGGAGTAGTAGAGACAGAAATCTTTAGAAAGGAAAATATTATTTATTTGGATTATAATGGAGAAGATAGAGATATAATCTTATACCGATTTTCAGAAAGATGTAGAAGACGTAAAGACATTACACATATGTTTAGCGAAGGAACAGATATTCTGAATAATCGTCATATAAAATTATTTTTATTTGACAATCAGCGAAATACGCAAACCATTATGACACGAGTAGAGAAAGATTTTCTTACTATTGAATATGACGCACATGTAGGAGACGAAGTCAAGGAGATAGTTCAGCATAATACTTTTATGTACCAATTTCAATCACAACGAGGATTTTGTGGATTACCAGTGTTTTCTAATGACAACGAGTTAGAAGGCAAGATAATAGGAATACATTCAGCAGGATGTAGAGATAAGTCATACGCTTTAATAGTCACAAGACAGATTATAGAAGCAGCATTGGCTAATCGAGAGGTAGTAACCAGAGTAGAGAAGAATAGCGGCATTATCCAGACGATAGTGACGCCCGAAATTATTAAGGAAGCAGACATAAACCCATATGTTTATGGAACAGTAACGAAACCACTTTTTATACCATCAAAGACGACGATAATACCATCAGTAATACACGATCAAGTATTTAAGCACATAACCATACCAGCAATACTTAATCAGCATGACAGACGATTAGAAGGAGTTGATATTTATAGGAACGGAATTAACAAATATGTTGGAAGCGAGAGATTTGACCCAGAAGATGTCAAACTCGCACTAACAAGCATAGCAGAGGAGATAAACTCAAAGAAAACCACAGCAGGAAAGAAAATTTTAACTTGGGACGAAACGATAAATGGAATACCAGGAAAAGATTATTTTGATGGCTTAAATATGAGTACATCGCCAGGATACCCCTATGTTTTGTTAGGTAAGACGAAGAAACAACTATTTGATTTTTCAGAAGGAAAATATCAAATGAAGGAGGAATTGAGAGAGATGGTTGAGAACATCGAATACCATTTCAAGAGAGGAGAGATAGTGGATTTACCATATCTAGATTATTTGAAGGATGAACGTAGACCGATAAAGACAGTTTTAGAGGAGAAAAAGACGAGATTATTTTCGGCAGCACCATTAGCTTTAGTACTTATAGTACGAAAATATTTTCTATCTTTTGTAGCACATTGGTATAGTTTACATAATGAGTGCTTTTCAGGAGTAGGGATCAACAAAGGATCACGCGAATGGCACACAATGGTAAATTATCTTATGGAGACATCGGAATACGGATTTGACGGAGATTATTCTAAATTTGACGGAACAGTAAATCCAGAGTTAGTTCAGGGAGTTGCCGATATAGTGAATGATTATTACAAAGATGATCACTCTTTACTGAGAAAAGCTATATTGGTTTCAGACTCGCAAGCATTACATATATTTAAAAGATTTATTTATTGTACGCGAGGAGGAGTTCAATCAGGATCACCACTTACAGTAGTGATCAATACAATAGTAGGAGAATGTTATTTGAGAATAGCGTTCATGAAACTTATGCCAGAGGGAATGAATTCACTGTATTATTATCGAAGATATATACGAACAAAAATATATGGAGATGATAATGTAGTATCAGTACCACTAGACTATATTGAGTTTTATAACGCCAAAACAGTAGGAGACTTTTTAAGGCCATATAAGATTTATTACGGAGCAGCAATCAAAGGAACGGAACAGGTAGCATTCAAGAAGATAACGGAAACATCATTTTTGAAGAATGCAATTGGCAAAATGCACGGTTTTTATGTACCATTAATGGAGAAATCAGCATGTTTAGAGACAATCAATTGGATCAGACAGTGTAACGACGAGTTAGGAGCATGCGAGGACAATATTAATAGTGTTTTAAGAGCATTGTATTTTTATGGACGACAGGAATTTGACACATGGAGAGAGAAGATTTTGAAAGCCGAAGGACGATTCAATTTATTATCATTTAGAGAGCTAGACGCCGAATTCCGGGAGTACGGAGTTATAGCCTCATGGGGAAACGATTATGGTTTCACCAAACAGACAGCAGTAAAACCCGAGATACAGAAATTAACTCAACTGAGACAGCAGATATTAGCACACTCAGGTAAGGTTAGTGGAAGTAGCACCAACATGACAGATACAGCAACAACAACACCACAATCAACAGAATCAACATTAGACGAGACCACACATGTACCATTGAAAGGAGAAGGAGTAACATTAGTAGAGCAAGATAAACCAGCAGTAGTGACGAAGGAATTGGCACAAGATATCTATTTAGGTAACAAGAGAGCAACATCGCATTTAGCAGAAAGACCGTGGACATTAGAGTCTATGTTATCAAGAAAAACATTAGTCGACACGATTAAATGGTCTTTAACTGATGCACCAACAACAGTTTTGAAAACTTACGATGTTGTGACTGACTTACTTACACAAGATGTAACAGCCATAAACTATACGAGATTTAATTACAATCGCTTTAAAACTTGCAAAGCTTATTTTCAATTAGTAGCTTCTAGATTCTACCAAGGCAGAATTATAATTGTTTTTGTTCCCACAATGAGACCAAAAACGAAAGTAATAAAGCCAAAGTTGGATATCAGAAATTTATATTCATATCAACACATTGTACTAGACCCAGCACAAGGCAGCAACGCAGAGCTCGCCATTGATTTTAATTATTACAAAGGATATTTGGACATCCAAGCAGGAGATGCCCTAGGACAGATTTACGTGATAGTTGAAAATCAATTACAAGCAGTAGCAGGATCACCAAATTTTGTAGAAATGAAATTCTTCGTAACATTCGAAGAATCGGAATTCAAAGTTTTGAGATCAGGAGGAACGAGCTATAGACAATTGAGAAAGATCTTAGATCAGATGCAATTGGATGAAGAAGGAATAGTAGCACACAGTGGAGTTATGGATAAATTTAAAGAAGCATTCGAACCAGCGAATTTAATTGGAGATTTGTTGAGCATTTTGGATAAACCACAAAGCGCAACGCAACCAGATGTAATTACGAGAAAGACGAGAGGATATTTATCAAGCACTAAGGGAGTAGAGTATGTCGATAAGTTAGTAGCAGACCCAGGAGCGCAACAACTATGCGATGAGGAACATTTTAATACCAAGAATGTACTTAAAGTATCGAAGTTTACGCAGAAAGTACTATCTTATGTCGATACCATTCAATGGAAAGCAGCAGACGAACCAGGAAAGATATTGTACACAATGAGAGTAGGACCGATGGCACACATCACACACGAGATGGCAGGAAACAATGTAAATTTATCACCGCTAGAATACATGGCTCACATGTTTGAGCATTGGCGAGGATCATTAAATTACGTATTAGATGTAGTAAATTCACAATTTCACGAAGGGCGATTGGATATCACATTTCACCCAAATGTTGACACAGCACCAGCGACTATACCATCAGGAATGTCGCAGTACGCAGTTTCATTTGTAGTAAGAGGAGCACAAAACGCAATCAGCGTTTCAGCACCATTCTTAAGTGATAAACCTTGGAGAAAAGTTCATCAGGGATACAAGCTATCAGCCACAGGAGGCGAAGATAGTTTTAGATTCCAAGATTATTTTTCAGGAGTTATTGCTATAAGAGTTGGCGCATCATTACGAGCACCAGAAACAGTAGTACCATTTGTTGAAATCAACTTATTCGAACACGGAGGAGATGATTTTGAATTTTGCAACCCAACAATATCTAATAGTAGTTTTGTTTTCACCAACACACCAGCGAGAATAAATGCACATTCAGGCAAAGGAAAAGGAAAAGAGACAACGAAAGACACAAAGACAGGAGGAGTTAAGGAAAAGATTAAGTCTAAAGTTTTTGATGTGAATATGGACCCACACAAACAAGAGAGTCACCCAATGGCACCAGATAAAGAGTTCACATATGACCCAGCCGTACCACACTTCGGTGAGAAATATGAAAATTTGCAAGAGTTAGCTAAGAGATATAGTAGGACAATTCCAGATTGGAAAGGATACAAAGTTAGCAATGAGTTGTATTTTACAACT